GAATAGCCAGCCGGTACTTTAATATAATTCCATGATGTATTATTAACTCTTCTAGGACTATCCACAGAGTCATCGGCAAAGTTTGTACCGGTAAAAGGTGATGGAGCGGAATTGTTAGCATTGCCGCCCGGGCCGCCTGGGCCGTACACGGAAGCTGCCCCCGCATTGCCATTGGTTCCAGCATTATGCGTTCCCCCGGTACCCCCTGGACTATTTAACTGACTATAATTGCCAAATACGCCATTAATATTATCATAATAAATCCCACTAACATTGTCAATGTTTATACTGGCAATAACACTAGATGTTCCAGACCCTCCAGCGTATGAACTTTGTGGAGATCCAGTGCCGTCATTTACGCCCGAAGCCCCGCCGCCGCCAGCACCAATCATGCGAACAATGAAAGGTGCTGCATTTAATGCGCCATAAAAATCATCAAATGCTATTGTACCTGAAGTAGGAATGTTGTCGTTATAAGGGGAAATATCCGGCACTAATCCGCCGTTTCTATAGTACTCGTTTAAAGCGTGGGGCACGCCTCCACCAAACTCTTGAGCAATATCTAGTAATGAAATTGCGCCGCTACTTTGAAGAGCCATCTTTTAGCCTTTCAACCTCACCTTGCAGTTCTTTAACTGCTTCAATAAGAAGGGCTACTATGTGTCCGTATCTAACGGCTTTGTGTGGACCATCATAATCTGGGTGTTCTGCATCAAAAACTATGCCAGGTAATACTTGTTCTATTTCCTGAGCTACAACACCAGTAACCCTTTCTTCTTTTCCAATATAGTTAAATGTATAACCATTAACTTGCGAAAGTTTTTCAAGCGCGTTAGGGATAATTTCTAAATTTTCTTTTAAACGTATGTCTGAACCAGAGTACCCAGTAACCAACTCGTTAATAGCATAAACATTATTTGCTACAAGGTTATTAATAGTTAACGACCCAGTAACTCTCATATCCCCGCCAACATCCAAATCTGTTGTGATATCTACACCTTCAAGAACGTCGATATTTGGTACAGTTAAAGTTCCAGCGGTGGAAAGTTCAAATTTGTTACTGCCAACTCCAGTATTAATTATAAATGCAGCAGAAGTATCTTTAAATCCAACATCCCATGTAATTAAGTCATCAGTAAATTGGACGCGCGGCCCGTCTGCAACATAAGTAAATGTGGCTACAACTTGATCTGACGAACCTGTTATTTCAATTGGATCTGTAAAATCTATTACACCACCACCGGTTTGCGCTGATATTCTGTCAGATTTAACTGCTGTATCACCAATGATGTTTGTTGCTGTAAAGTTCCCAACTAATGTTGCATTCCCCGTTGTGGTGTCCCCAATAGCCGATGCAGTAATAGCTTCGTCACGAAAAATGTCAACCATTTCGTTGGTTTTATCAAACCAGTTTTGAAACGTTTGTGTAGTTGTAATATTTGTTAAACTAGGTTTTGCCATTTTATCTGTTCTCTAACTTTTCTAATCTTTCACAAACATCGCTAAGCAACATTTTAATTTCATTGACGTCCTCTCCGAGCTTATTAACTTTTTTATACAAAGCTCTTTCTTGTTTATATTTATTTAGAGCTTCTACATCTGTGTTAAGTACAGCGCCGGTTTTTGGATCTCTTTTTCTATTAGTAACTATCATGAGATAGCAATCCCTCTATAGTTTTTAATAGTTGGAACTTTATGCTTATAAGGTGATAGCATTTCAAATTTAAGAGCAAACTTTCTGTATTCTGTATATGTACTTCCTTCAGCATTAGTATATTCTAATACGCCGCTTCCATTAATACCGTTTTCGCCTGGGCTGACTTCTGGAACTTCAAATGCATATTCTCTAAAGTCTTCTAGGTTTGAGTCAGATGAATATTGTCCAATACCGTCTACTAATTCCATTTCAATCCAAGGCACAGTATCAAATGAAGTTCTATCAGTTGGATTTTGTGCTTTAATGTAAACTTTAATATCAGTACTTGCTGGGCGATATGCTTGAATAAAGACTCTCATATCTTCTGCATCTATGTCGTCTGCTAATTCAACGGTTTTAGTAATAAATTCTGGCGCCGTATTAGCATCATTTGTAACTTGATATTCGTATGCAATAAGTGAAGCAGTCTCAATGTCCACCATCGGAGAAGATGTTGAGTTTGCTCTATTGTCAAGAGTAACTTTTACTTCAAATGGTTTATTACCTGTCGGGTCATTTGTTTTACTGTATATTAATACGCCATTTTGAGTGAAGTAGTTAGAGTCAGCAAACTTCATAGGAACTGCATAAGGTGTCAATACATCAGATGGATTAGTAAATCTGCCTTCCAGCTTAGTTGTGGTTGTAATATCATTAACTTTTTGAATTAATGGTTGAACAAATCCTAAATTAACGTTATCGACTGATGAAATCTGACAAGAAGTACCGCTTGAATATCCAATAATAGTATTTGCGCTAAAGCCTCTTGTAGCTGTTGCGGAACTATTCTTTAGAATAAGAGTCTCTGGTTTATTTGGATTGTGCTGAACACATTCTCCAGAAACGATAGGAACAGCAGAACCGCTTGCAACTTCAAAATCAATTTTATGATCCAAAGTAATTTCAGAATCTGAAACTATTTCTATAACTTCAAATAGCTCTTTTCTGCCTGCGCCTGAAGTTGTAACTTTAATCCAGTCACCAACAGCAAATGTTTCGTCTAGGTCTGTTCCCGTTAAACTGTTACTTCCGTTTAAAATACTAACAGTTGCGCTTGTATTACCTTGCAACGCTTTTTCTTGATAAACAAGTTCACCCTGCTCAAATACGTTATCATCATAACCTGTTAGTGTAAGGAATTCGTGATCTTGGTTTGTAAGAGTTACAGAACCAGAGTTTTGATTAAACTCGTGACGATATAACGTAAACTTAAGATCTTCATCTTGATAAGATTTCCAAGCCTTATTATTTGTGGATGTAAATAGAACACCGTCACCCCAGTCTTGGATAACAGCTTTACCTTGAGTATCACCTGGTGTTAAATCTGTTCCACCGATCTTAGATGTAAACGCTAAATAATCTGGATCGTTTGCATCAGGTACCAAAACAATTGCGTATTCTCTATCTGTTTTTAATTTAATCGGGTTCTTAAATTCAAACGTTGTTGCTACACTTGCGTCGTCAGAAACACTAACAGCACCAGGAAGCTTATGAACTTTAGAGAATGGAATAACTTTATTTGTTGGATAGCCATTTAAAACTTCTCTAATTTGAAGTGTAATACCATTAACAAGACTTTTGCGTTTAAAGAATACATCAATTTTAGATGCATAAATTGTGCCAGATCCTTTACCCATACCTTCTTTAACGTAGAATGTTTGTGCTAATGGATCAAAGAAAACGAATGCAAGAGCAATGGCTGCAATAACACCACCGCCGCCTCCGCCACCGCCGCCAACTACACCATTATTTCCATTGTTACTATCGTTACTACTATCAGCTGGTTCAGGCTGTTGTGGTCTAGCACGACCTTGAACGTTACGTGTTGTAGTGGATGTATTAACTTGAAGCTCTGGAATTCTTGTAGACATTGTCAATGATCTTGACGAAATGTCAATGTTATAAGCGTGGTAAGTAATAAATCCTTGAGAAACAGCTGCAGTTTGAATATCATCATAAGCGTCAACGTCCGCTACGTGTAATATTCTATCTCCTACAAAGAAAGTTCCAGCTGGAATGTCAAACAGTGCTCTTAAAATACCATTATCGTCTGTAGTAACTGCGTCTCCTCTTTGTCCATATGTATAAATGTCACGAGGGATTGATGCATCGGGATCACCTGGTGTTACATATGCATTAACATCTTCACCATCAAAATAGAAATAATGACGAGTATTTGGTCTTAGACCAGTCATATAAATTCTTACTTTACGGCCACGAATGTAAGGATTAAATTGAATGTTAGAAACAAAGTCACCTACGTTTTGTTGCTCTGTTCTCCATCCAACAGTTGTTTCTGTAACTGTTGTCTGCTCAATAAATCCAGGGAAGAAATCATCAGAACTTCCTACTTGAACTGATCCAATATTTTGTGTTGATGTTTGCGTTTGTGGTAAGAATTCTTGAATATCATCAACAAATGCATCCATCTGATTAGGTATGTTTGCTAATACTGGTACCGGGTCGGTAACAGTATCGTGCACAAAATCATGATCTGGGAATAATTGTCCTTGGCCTCTATAGCTGTAGAAGTTTGTTGTACAAGATCTTGTTCCTGTGGCAAACGGCTGTTTAATAACTGCTACGTGAGCATTTCTAGAAAGTGTTGCTGTTTCAGCGGTTGCAGTTGCTGGGAATATAGTAGCATTAGATGATGTTTTATATTTCATATCTAATGGATAAGTTTTAAGAGCTGGGGCCATAACTCTTCTATCAGGAAGAATTGACGCACTAAACTCTGGGCTTTCCATATTAGCTAAAGTTAAATCATTTAAAGGATCGGCGATATAACCGTTTTTAAATCTATTAACGACACCATCGCGAATAATCATATTTTCTACTGACTGTTCTAGCGCATTTAGTGATATATAGTATTCTAAGCTTTTTGATCTTCTATCAATATCTGCAATGTCTGCCATAGTATATCTTCTAACACCAGACGTTGTTGCTCTAACAGCATACTGATTTTTCTTTTGCTGAGCAGCTTCTTTTTGTGAAAGAGCTGGATACCCAGGAATTGTCAGTTGCGAAATAATGAATTGATCGTCGCCAATTGTAGGTGGTCTTGGTGATTGATCTTCTTGACCTTTGATAAGACTAAAGCGACCATAAGAGTCAACTGTAATTAAGTCAACACGAGCCAAATAGGACTCAATGTCCATGACCATAGATTCATTTAATGCTGGAATTAAATATCCCGCAGCATTTGACCTACCATAAGAAGCATGATCTGTAAATGAAATTGTATAAGCATCAACCGCGGTTGAGATTGTTGGAGCCGCACCTGCTGTTAACGCTGTATAATCGGCTGCAGCGTCTTTGTCAACATACGGTCTAAAATCAACGCTTTCTCTTAAATTATATTTCTTTCCGCTAGACGATTGATAAACAGATATATCGTTTGAACGAATAAATCCTGAAGGAAGTGTAGTTGAGTCATCGTCAATTTTGTAACTACTGATTGTAAAGAAATAACCGCCAGATTGAGACGAACCAATTTGATGAACTTTTAACTTAATAGTCAGAGTACCTGTTGGCTCTGGTCTATTAGGAATATATTCCATATAAGAAATATCATAATAATGATCTTTTTGGTTCTGCTTTAAACGGAAGCTTTTTGTAAAATCAGTTCCAGATGAGTCAACAATACTTTGAATACTAATAACATCTGGGAAACCTAAAGAATATCTTGTTGTTCCGCTTGCATATGCAACTTTAATATAAGGTTCTACTGGTGTTTTAATAAATGGTGTGATAGATTGAATTCTTTCGTTATAGAATACGTTTGCATATCCTGTTCCGGAAGAACCAAGAGTAATATTTAATACGCTATTATTTAAAGATGTGCTATATCCGGTAACTGTTAGCTGAGTACCTGCACTATCAATAACAACAATATCATCATTGTCGCATGCAAAATCACGACCAGATGATCCACCTTGAGTAATTGAAATTGTTGTACCGCCAAATGAACCAGAAAACTTAGATCTGACTGGAACAGAAATGTCTGTTGTATCTTTTGTGCTAAATACACCAGTTGGGAAAATAACAGGAGCTTTTGCCTGATCCCTGATTACAGAATCTGATGGGATTGTAATATCACCATTTGCGCTGATATAATTTACATCGTTGAATGCTTGACCGCCATTCATTTTAACAGCAGTCAAATATATTTTGCTAGGTGTAATATTTCTTACAATTGCAGTGCCGCGCGTAACAAGTCCAGAGTCTAATAGATTGACTTCTTCTAAATTTAGCGTAGGATGGCCAGTGAACGAACTTGTAACATCAATATAATGTCCATATTGCATAGAAACAGATTGGTTATTATAAGTTTCTGTTGCTTCAATATCCTCAATAGTAAAATCAATCTCTCCACCATTTTCAATGCGGTATCCGTGAATATAAGCCAAGCCTGGTCCAACGATTGCTTTTAATGCGTTGTTTGCACTTGCTTTTCTTTCTGTTCTTACATTAAATTTTTCAATTATATAATCACCTGATTCCTCATAAGTACGACGAGCCATTTCATCGCCTAATACGTTATATTGTGAAACGTCTCTTAATGTAACTTCCTTTCCTTCATTATATTTAATTAATGTAAAGAAGTCAAGGTCTATTTCTGCATCAGAAATATCTAATACTGTTAAAACAGGTTCTAATTTAAGTCTATCTGCACCAGGAGCGTTAGCATTAGTTGTTCCTGCAGCATTATCATAAAGTGATCTGTCTTGTAAAGCAGTAACTAGAGTTTCTGTAATTTTATATCCGACTGCTTTATCGTCTGGAGAGTCTGAGTATTTTTCAACAATTAAAGATTGAGCTTCTGCATAAATGAATTGGCCTTTTTGGAAAATAATACCCGGTGTCGATTGGATACCATATGAATAACCAACTCTCGGCGATTGTGTTGTAACGTTAATTGTATTTAAGTTAAGAGTTGTGCTATATTCATCTTCGCCAGAAAATCTACGTTCTGTGATAGTCAGCAACTCACCAGAGCGAAACTGTGTATTAACTTCGGTGTTATTGATATATTGAATATAAAATGTGTTTAAATCAGGTGGGCGAGTAGAGAAACCACGTGATGCTTCTACAATACGTGCTTTAAGACCACTATCACTACCTTCAATCTCATATACTAATTCAACTTCAACATTATCAACACCGCCTACTGTGTCTAACGCTTGTCTACTAATATATTCTCTTGGATCAAATCCACCTTTGTCTGCTAATTTAACATATTGCAAACCGTTAATTTGTGCAAAGTTACAACCTTTAATGATTGAACCTTCTTTAAAAATATTATCTCCAAATGTTTCAATTTGGTTTTGCAACATTGTTTGCAATTGAGTAAGTTCACGTGCTTGAAGAGCGTATCCTGGTTTAAATAAGATACGATAAAACTGATCCTCAGCATCAAAATCATCAAAATATGGTGCAATATTTAAGTCTGTATTAATAGGCATTTACGGTTTCCTTAAAATTCCAATACCAGTTTGTATTCTTCACGTGATTGGTCTGTTCTTGTTAGAGGTGTGATATCTTCCATAAAGTATAATACGCCAGAGCGCTGCACATATGGAGATTCTACAACATTATCTTCTATAGGTGTATTTATCTGAATTGCAGTACCATCTAAAGTTAATAAAGGATAACTTAAATTTAAAGATGTTTGGCTAGTACTATCTGGGTTATTAACATACGGGCCAATATATTCTGAAATATAAAATGTATTTGACGTCTCATCAACTTCGTGAATTTTTCCAGAAAAAATAACGTCATTATTTGCGTCTACTTGAGTGACTAGAGTATCGACAGATAAGATATCGTATGATGAATCTGTAGTGACTGCAATTCTATTATCGAATGTTTCTGGGGATGTATAATTTGGTGACGTATTAGCCCACGTTGGGTTTTTAATAAGCCCAACTGTATTAAACGTGTTTGTTGCTCCAATCAATGAGTTGTTTGTTTCATTGATATATGCATACATTAAAATTCTTTTTGCTTCTAATTCAGCAATAAGGTCTGTGCCATGTCCACCTTTTGGTGAAAGTATTGGTCTTAAAGTTGCTCTAACATCTACAGTTAGTGGATCATCTGGATCAAAGTCGTATAATGGATCTTTAATAGTAGCTGTAGCATTATGATATCCATCGCCAGAACTGTTTATTTTAATTCCAGTAATAACTTCATCTTCAACTATGGAAACAGCTTCACAGCCTGTTCCGTCACCTTCGATTATAACGGTTGGTGTAATGCTAACTTCTTGTGTTAATTCAACGTTAGCCGTATCTCTTGCGCCTGGACTGTTTATAACAGGCTGACCTTTTAAAGTAAATAATCCGCGGCCTGACCCTGTATCATAAACATATTTAGAAATTTCCCATAAAACTGTTTGAGGTCCTGATAAAACAATTGACATTGTCATACCGGCATAATAATTTTGAATTTGGCTTAATCTATAATCAGCGGGTGTTTCGACAGTAACAATGTTATCAGCCTTATTAATACCATAAACAGATCCTTCATAAATTGCTGGATATCCAAAATTTTCAAGACCATTAGATAATTCAATTTTATTAATTGGAGATCCAGTAGTGGTTGGCAAAGCAGCACTATTTGCAGTATCAAATGGATCTAATATAAAATCTCCCATAATAGGGATATAGCCTACTGCATTATAGGCTTCAAATTGAGCCGCAGTAATTCTAAACATATATTTCCAAACATAGCCGTCAGTAAGAACAGAATAAATTTGATCTTCGTTTGTTATATCATATTCTGGGTGTGTTTGAACAGCCGCGCCGCCATTGTTATTTAAACATTTAAATACGCGATAGTCGCCAGTTTTATTTAAGTTTGGGCCAACAACACAAATAAATTTTTTGTCTGATAGATTTACTTGATCGTCATATTCATCAAATACCGTTCCTTCTTGCCAAGGATTATATTTAAACATAATTTTAACGTCAGTTGGAGCAACTTTTTTACCAAACAAAATGGTATTCATAAATTTGCTTTCGCTACCCTGCGCGTTAACAGAAGTGATTTTATTTCCGAAAGAATCTAAATTGTTTCCTACCATCATATAAAATTCGTTGGTTAATGCTGTATTAGCATTTTCCTGCGTTTCAAGAAAGAAATTCCTAAGAAGATCCTGCTTATATTTCGATGTCAAAATCTCTGCCATACTACCATTTTTCCTGATGTTTTTCTAATATTTATATTTAATTATCCACGTCTACGAATGGCAGTACGAGGATAAACATGTCCTGATGTTGGTCTATTTTTAAAAGCTGTTCTTGGGTATGCTGTTCCAGTGTCTGATCTTTGGTTAAACCAGCGCAAAAATAAATTTGGCGCGCCTTGCAAACTTGTCCTGTCCATAGGATCATCAGTTCCGCTGTCTCCCATTTCATTAACGTTTGCATATTGTGTTAACCAAGCTTGAGCTTCTGCTTGAGTAGTACCTGGATAGTGTTCTAATAGACAAGCTAATACGCCGCAAACTTGTGGGCCAGACATACTAGTTCCTTGATATTTTCCTAAGTAATAACTCCCATTTCTAGGATCTGCAGTGGCACCAGTACTTGTATGAAGACTAGATTGTATTGCGACTCCTGCTGCAAATATGTCAACAAGATCTCCGCAATTAGAAAAAGTTGCTTTAAACTCTGCTTGTCCGTTATCCGTTGCCCCAACGTTAATCACGTTTTCTACGGCTGATCCTGACTGATTTCCCCTGTTAAGATACCAAGTTGCACCAAATCCGAGATAAGTTGCATAAAAAAAGTTGTTATAATCTTGGTTAGTAGATCTAACGGTTTTAAAAGAGTCGTTTCCTGCTGAAGCTACAATTATAATACCATCATCTATAGCATCTTGAATATCTGCTGCCCTTGCACTAGACCAATAAGGTACGGTTGGGGATGTATCAGTTGCATAAAATCCGCGCGCTTGTAATTCTGCTAATGTAAGACTTCTTCCCGGATTATAATCTACGCCTCTATAAATTACTCTTGTAACTGGGCCAAAATCGCCATTGTTAAGTGTGATCGTTGTTCCATAACTATTATTTGTGACAGTTGGATTTCTTCTCCCGGTTGCTGAATTAATTGGTTTACTATTATGCCAAGCTCTAATATAGTCCCACATTAAAGATGAAGAAATACTATTTTGATTAGTTGAATATGGGCTTATGTTATAAATGTTTGCTTCTCTAGCCCATCCTTGAGTATTACCTGCTACCGTTCCTGCAACATGGCATCCATGATTATTATCTTCAGTTCTATCTGCTATACCATTACCATCGGTGTCAGGATAGCTAGGATCTACGTATGGAGTATAGACATAAGTTCCATTAGCCCCGCCACTTACTTCGTTTGTATGTTGCAACCAATTATATTGAACAACTCTTGTTCCACCGGTACCATCAGAATTAACTGCAAATTCTGGATGGGCAGGATCAATGTGCCCGTCTACAATAACAACGTCAACATTTTTACCACCGGTAGTAACACTGAAATCTTGTGACACGTTTGAAGTAGCATCATCACCCCAACCACTAATGTTGGCAGCTAATTGATGTCTTAATAGTCCCCAGTTTATATCACCTACATCAGTAAAAAAGTCTTTTGAAAAAACTTCTCCAGACGAGGTCCAACCGGACGGTTTAGTAAATAAATCTAGAATTTCTGCTAACTCTACACTGGCAACTCTAGGATCATCTAATATCATGAGTGCTTCATCAAAATCTAACATATAGTGAGTATTTCTACTTATGTTTCTTCTATGCCTAACACTTACGGAACGATCTGGGATATACAAACTTCCGCCAGGCGTTTCCATATCAGTATAGAAATCTTGCAAATCTTCTTTTCTATGAAGAGTTACGATCCATTCTTTTTTAGCCATTTTAAGCCTCTAATTGTAGGATCGTTAATGTTACTGTAACGGTTCCCGTTGAACCGGATTTATTTGTCACGGCTATTGGAATTGTTGTAGTAGGAGAACTTTCATTATTATAACCGATTGTAGCCGGCGCCATTGATACAGTTTGAGCTCCTGTGGTAATAACCTCAGCGATTACACCAGAGTCAACCGCAGGATCGGTTGTTTCTGTTCTTGAAGCGTCTGCTGTTCTTGAAGCATCGTCAGTATAAACTCTTACCCAAGCAGCCTTGTCCGTTTGAATTTTCATTAAAACATAGCCTTTAAATCCCGGAATGTTTATATCTGCAGACGCTGCATCAGCTATAGAAGGAGAGGTATTAGCGCCAGTAGTTCTTGAGCTTAACCCAATGCCACCGCCATCTTCAAAGGTGAAGGTGCCACTTCCGTTTGTGGTTAATACCTGGCCGTTAGTACCATCAGAAATTCCTAGGTCTGTTAATGCCGACGGAAGAACCGCAGGTTGGAAAGTAAATACACCAGTGCTGTTATTATATGCTAATGCCCCAGCACCTGTTGCTGATCCGGTGGTTACGCTAATATCTGTTAATGCTATACCCGTACTAATGTTTGAGTCGAAGGTATATAACTCGGTAAAGTTTTCATTAACTTTGATGAAGGCATCACGGAGTCTATCGCCTGTACCGTCATCTGCTGTAGTGCCTACATCAATTATTTGTTTTGCCATTTTTCCCTCATAACTTTTTAGTTATTTATCTTATTTCTATGGTTCTGCTGTCGCGTCAGCTCTTATATCTGTATCATCAACT